CAGAACAACTGGAAATAGTCTGAGAGGAAGGACTATTCTAAAGTATGAAAATCTTAGGAGGTTATATTATGGATGGAAAAAGAGTTAGGTTCTCTGGCAACTTTATTGATAGTTTCTTCTCCATCGATCAATATGGTAGCTTCATCCCATCTCCGGATAAACTCCTGATGGGTGCCGCTGAAGATTTGTTCAATGGCCAACTGCGTTCAAAGGAGATGTTGAACCGTATGGCTGAGCGCTATTACAACACGGATGTCAAATTTACGAACAACCCACGCGGTAACTCTCCTGTTATTGGATTCGGTTTCAAGAGGTTCGGGAATAGGCCCCTAGCTGAGGAAAAATTCTATGGTAGTTTTGAATTTACCAATAATCCCCGCGGGCCAGCGAAAGACCGGCTTGATAAAAGAGCTAAGAGAATGAAGAAGTATTCAGAGGAATGTATCTCGCTCTGGAAAAGCGTTGAACCGGATCCCTCCGATGAACGGTTGACGTTGATTCACCAAGTAGAAGGGGATCAGGTGTTAACTGGAGGTGGATTTGATAATAACAAACCAGGGGATATACATCTCTCTGCTTTGAATTTTATCGCCAAATCCAGTAGCTTACCGCCTTATGAGAGCACCGTGTTGTCACAGTTAGTGGTTCAGGCCGCTATCGAAGTAAGGAACTACTTAGTGGATAAGGGAATGCGTCTGGGTTCTTTGGAACCAATAGGATTAACAGAAGCTCGATTTGAGCAGGACACTGACGGAATGTTAGGCTTTCCGGTCCTCTCAAGGGGAAATGCTCCGTTGACCGCAGATATCGCTCTGCGTTTATTACGTCTTTGTGGTGTGGACACCAGGAAGTTTGTCGACTTACCTGTGACTGATAAAAACAACGGGGTGACGTATCCATACAGGAATATAGACGCTCTAGCTTATTGTCTAGATAACTTAGTGGTTACGCCGGAGCTTATGATAAACTTGATAGTTATACTTGCGCGTATACAAAAAGCTGGGTACAAACCGGATGGCGAAGATAAGGATGGTAAAGCACGTGTAGTCCAACCGCCCTCAGCAATCCCGGGGGCGCTAGAAGCGATGATAATTACGCCCTTCAATAAATCTATTCAAAATCTGAAGGTGGATATATACGCTGCTATGCAGCCTAAAGAAACTAGAGTCAGCATAATTAAGGATATGGTTCAAGCAAGATTAAAGAACGGATATGATATGCTGGCTGCTGACTGGTCACAATATGACGCCACTGTTAATGGCGCTATCTTAGCCACTATAATGCAACTAACCGTTAAACCTTTCTATAATGCCCGGTATTATGACTGGTTTGATGCTGTAACATATGCCATGGTTTATAAGTATATGATTCTGAGTACTGATTTAGCAAGTCTAAATCCCGAAGCTGTTAACGCAGCTAAGGTAACCCCGCATTTCGAGAGTGGTGCTTGGACAGTATATGGGTGTGTGAATGGTCTTGGGTCAGGTATGAAGTTTACCTTCATGGGTGGTTCGACCTATGGCCACGTGGTTGTACACAGATGTATTCCTCGCCTAATGGGATGTGATCCTGACTGGGGTCAGCAAGCAGGCGACGATACGCTCGTCTCAATTCCACTTTCAAATATAGATGCTACATCGGTTGAGAAGACCTATCAACCGTTGTCTGATGCAGCCAGTCAATTTGGCTTGGATCTGAATGTTGGTAAACAGATATGGCACCAAGCAGGTGGTGAGATTGTAAAAGTATTTCTGCAAGAGATCTATCACGGCTATTGTGATGTGTATGGAGTGGGTTCGATCTTCAGGCCCGTTTCTGCGCTGCCCTTTTCCGAGAGGAATAAGGGCCTAAGTATGAGTGAGCAACTCATGGCTGAGGTAGCTCGTATGGAGATGGGGAATGATAATCCTTTTGCTCATGCAGTCGTGAAATATTGGTTAGAACAAGAAGAATATTTAGGTGCTTTAGTGAAAGAGAGGGGAGCATCCGCTACGTATCAAACCCTAATTGATGCGATAGGATTGACGCCAGAGGAAATCTTAGAGCGGTTGGATGTTGGATCCTTCACCTGGGGAGTATCAAGGGAGAAAGCCTTAGACGGGAAACTTGAGATCCTCAGCGTCATGGACGACGTAAGTTCCGATCTGGCAGTTTCTGTTTCGCCAGAGGCCGTTTTAAAAGCTATAGACCAGAAGGGCTTTTTAAAACAGTCAAATAAAGGCCTAGTTGGAGAGTCATCGGAGAGCGGAATCGTGGACGATGATTTCGAAGACTTAACCGCGGGTAC